ATCTATGTTGTGAAAACGATTCATTTCATTTACTAATAAGATAGTATCATTATGTGGTGCAAGACATTTGTTTACTAAAAAAGATGAATACTTCTTTTCATACATCTCATCACCACTATCCATAAGATTTACTTTAGTGTGGTTTATAGAGTTTAAATATTCTTTTAATTCATAACTCATTTAAGTTTACACTCACTCATTACTTGAGTCAGACAAGCGAGTAAATTTATTTCTTGGTCTGCAACAAAGGCCGCTTTGTATTGATACTCTGCAAGTAATAAAACTGCTTGTGCAGATGAACCAGTACCATCAAAATATTCATATAGTTTATCATATAACTTTCTGAATATTCTTGATTGATCGTTATCTAAATTATTAACAACCCACTTTCTAACATTAGTAAAATCTTTGTCTTTCATAAAGACTACTAAGTCTTTCATATTCTTTTCTGATACATTTACAAGTATACCACTATCAATAGTTCCAGATGCAGAATATCTTTGCAACTCATTTAAACATCTTCTCCAATCTGGAAAAAACTTCATAATAAGTTCTGCGATAACTCTTTTATCATACTTCACATTTTCTTTTGCAAGAACACCCTCAACACTTTTCATAAAATCTTTTGCAAGTGTTGGTTTTTCATCTGATGGAATATTAAATTCAACAACACTACAACGACTATGAAGTGGTTCAATAATTCTATTCTTAAAATTACAAGTAAGAATAAATCCACAGTTTTTGTGGAACTCTTCTATCATACCACGAAGTGCTGGTTGTGTTGATTGTGGATTTAAATAATCTGCTTCGTCTATGATAATAAACTTTCTACTACCTTCTAATGACATAGTAGATGCAAAGTTTTTCATCTTGTTACGAAGTACATCAATACCAGATTCTTCTGAACCATTAATAAGAATATAGTCATAACCTATTTGTTCTAACATCGCCTTTGCAACAGTTGTCTTACCGACACCAGGCCCACCAGTTAATAATAAATTAGGAATACCATTCTTTACAAACTCAGAAAATGTTTTTTTGTGTCTTTCGGATAAAACACAATCATGTATAGTTTTAGGTCTATACTTTTCAACCCAAAGAAAAGTTTCTTTCATTAAACTCTCCTATGAATTATATGTTGATTCTGGTTCTAATGCGATGAAATATGATACATCTAAATTCTTATGTTGAAAATAAGAAATACCTTTAGATGAAACTTGTACCTTGTAATCACCAGGCAAAAGTTTTAGATTTTCTACTTTAAAATAGAATTCAAAAAATGCAGATGCACCACTACCAATAGTAACTGCAAAATCATTTGATGAATTATTCTTTTTATCTTTTACTTTGAGTTGTATTGTACTGTCTTTTTGACCAGTTAATACTAAATCAGAAACACCTAATGTTGCAGCTGCAGTAGTAACTTTTTTCAGAATATCTTCTGTAAATTCTACCTCTACATCAACAGACGGCATTTTGATATCTTTTTCAACTGTTACAATAACAGAGGGGTCAGAAAAATGATACTTACAACTTGAACTATTATCCTCTTCTGCAATCGTCATATATTTTTCTGTAAATGATAAGACTGGTTCTTTGAACAAACTCATTGCAGATAAAAACTCATTTAAATTGTATATTGGAATATCTTGAGTAAATGTATCTGGAACAGTTGCAGATGCAACAATGTTTTTCATTGCAGATACTGTTTTTAGTTCTGAACCATTTTTAATCAAAATGTTTTGATTAATGTTCGCATAAGATTTAAGTATCTCTTTTGTTTGACTTGATAATTTCATTATTTAGTTTCCTTCACTTCAATAAGTTTATTTAAGTACCATTGAGCTTTCTTTAAGTCCTCAGTACCATTTTTATAATTATATCTCCAGATATATTTCATAATATTACCTTGAAGATAGTTTTCAAAACCATCACCAGTTGCACATTGAATTGCATCTATACATTCAATTTTTTGTTGATTGTAATGTGGTGGGTGGTTAACATTATCTATTTTTTTCATAAAATCATTATATATTAAAGGTGGGGTCTTGTCAACCCCACCGATAAATTTATTTCACTTCAATCATTTGAGGTTTTTTGTGGTCAGGCACAATTCTTTCTAATGCAATGTATAACATTCCATTTTCCATTTTTGCACCTTTTACTTTCATCTCATCTGATAAAGTAAAACTTCTTTTGAAACTTCTATGAGAGATACCCTTATGTACCATAGTTGTATTCTCATCTATTTCTTCTTCTAATTTTTTAGAAGAAATAGTTAAGTTTCCTTCCTTTAGTTCAATATCAATGTCTTTTTTGGAATAACCAGCCAAGGCCATCTCAATTTGATAGTTGTAGTCATCATTTTTGACTATGTTATATGGTGGGAATCCACCACTTGTTGTGTGAAAGTCAGTATCAAAAAGTCTATCAAATAGACTATCAAAACCAACTGTGTATGGGGTTAGACGATTTCTGTCTAGTGTTGCTAAAGTGTTCATATCTATCTCCTTCTTTAAGCAAGATTAATATTTGAGTCCCATAAGGCAACTCATTATTATTTATAAGTGAGGGTTTTTGTAGAGAACCCCCATAACTCTATTTGTTTTTGACACTAGGGTAGGTATATTATATTGTGTCAAATGGATGTCTTATGAATAGCACCCAATCATATTTATATAATTATAGTACATTACTTTCTAAAAAAAGTCAACCCTTAGATTGAACTTCTTGCATAAATTTATTCCAATAATCTCTCTTTACTAACTCACCCTCTGCTAAAAACATATCACAAGAACAATATGCACAGTTTTTTCCGTTTAGTAAATAATACATTATTGAATGAATATAATTCGCATTATCATTATCGTGTATCGTTAGTAGTTTCGTATCAATACCATTATCATCTAATATCTTGATTGTATTGAAAACAAATGACTTCTTATCAGAATGTTTCAATCCCATATATTTTAAAAACTCTTCATAAGACTTTTCACAACTTTTATGTAAACTGTAAAAGATTGAGTATACACTTCCAAACTGATGTTCTAATTCATCAGAAATAAACAAATCTGCAACATCAGATACTAAACCCTCTGGTGTTATATCGTTAATAGAATTTTTATCCCATAAAAAATTCCAATCATTATCTATCATATATTCTATTAATTCACAAAGTTTTTTTGGACTACCATTATCTTTTATATAATTTTTTCTATTACATTTATAATCCATTTTAAAATAATATTGTTGATTTTCTTTGTCGTATAATATTACATCTAATATATCAACAGATGATTTTTTAAATGCAGTAGAGTTTGGAGTTATAGCTCTTTCTTTGATTCCACAACCACCTATAAAGTCTGGAAAAAATGGTTGATATCTTTCTTGAAATATTCCAAATTTATTTTTCCAACTTTTATTTTCTATACCATATCCTAAATAAAAAATATTAGTGTGTCCTAAAAAATTATATTCATTAGAACTTATATTAGATATATCTCTTTTATAATGATGAGAATAAGGCATACCAACACCCTTATAGTAATGTTGTTTACCTTTAGAAACTCTACCACTAATATAGTTTACTTTTTCTTTTATTATTAGTTCATTAACAATATCCCCATTTACAGAATAAATGGGGACTACTGTTTCGTTTATGTTTTTTGACACTATACTGTTTCTGCCATTTTTAATGCAGTATCAAGTGCTTTCAACTTTAATCTTCTATTTCTACCATACCAAGCAGAAGTAAGTCTTCCGTCAGTAGATTTACCTTGTAAGTGGTCAGTAGAAAAAGTTACTGCATTAAATGCCTGCCACCAAGTACCTCTTGCGAACTCGTTACCAGGCTGTTTTTCAATAACTTCAAATGCTTGTTTTGCATTTACTGTTGTTGGAACAGTTGGGTCTTTTACATCTTCATCTTTGATATTAGATGGATAAACTGTATTAAGATACTCAACAAGTCTTTCAGTAGTATATCTTTTACTACCAAGGAACTCTGCCATGGTCTTATAGTTTTCCATTTTTTCTCTTGCAATACCAAGTTGTTCTTTTACCATTTCTGGATTAAACTCTTTTCTATGATTTACTTTTACCATAGAATCACTATCGGTACTTAAAGATAATGTCAAAGTATTATTACAAACAACACGAATAGGTGTCATTCTAATATCGATTGATTTACCAAACTGATGTGGATTTGAAAACAACATATAGTTTTCTACTTCATCACCTTTAAATAATTCAAACCCTTGTTTTACTTTTGCAAGAGCCCATACCATTTTTCCGTCCATTAAAGAACCAGCAGTATGCATCTCTAAATCACCAGACTCAACATACTCTGCAAAAAAATCAAATGCTTCTTTGTTTTGCACTGGATTCCAGTTTTGTCCTACACTTGGTGCAAGAACTTTGTTATCAGAACTTCTAACTAATGCAAATGAACCAGTAGGTTGATATCCACCAGATTTATCTGGACTAATTGGTAAATTTACCAATGTTGGTACTTTTTCAACTGACCAATCAAGACCAGATTGTTTTAACATTTCATTTGTAGAAATGTCGTGTGGTACTTTTGTTCCAAGTCCGTGCCAAGGAACTTCACCAGCATAAGCTATAGTTTCAACTAATGCACTCATAATATATCTCCTTTTTTGTTTGTTATTATGTTATTTGTTATCATAACTATAGTATACTTGTTTTTGAAACAATGTCAACCCTTTTTTGTATTTTTTTGATATTTTATTTATGAATATACCTTATATTTTATATTCAAAATACTATATAATATAGACCAAGCCATAGGAGATTCATATGAATTTATTTACAATATCAATGTCAATTTTTACTATATTAATGAGTATAGGAATGGGAATCAATTAAAAAAAAAGGGAACACGAAGTTCCCTTTTTTTAGTCTAGTCCTACGACTCGTAAAACTACTGGTAATATTAAATATCCACCTATTCCAATGGCTATCCACATATTATTTCTCCAATTTCACAACGACCCATTGTCCATTTTCTCTACACGCTAATCCTTTTTTGTTATTTCCAGTAACAAACTTTTTACAACGAGCAGATTCTATTTCATGTAAATCGTCAGTTTTATCCATGTGTTCTCCGACTTCACCACCAACTAACATACCTAAAAGTCCACCAGTTGCCAGCATATAAGGATTATCAACTTTCATTAACTGAGTTGACAACACTCCAAGAAAACCACCGACACCTTGACCAATATTTTTCTTTGACCAATCGTCAGCACTTACTTTGAATGTAAATAAAACATAAATGATAAATGTTACAAATGCAATTTTTATCATTCTGTCATCCATTGGTCAGGCCCGATAGCAGGAACAGTATCAATATATCTTTCTTTGACACCTTGATTAATGTTATCTGCTAAATCGTCTAACTCTTTTTCAATGTTTGACAATGATTGTATTTGTTCTTGGTCAAGAGATTTATCAACACTTCTTTCTAATTCTTTAAATGCGTTATTAGAACGAAGTTTTGCATAAACAGCTCTGTCTTTTCTCATACGATTCATAAGTATTTTTGTCGCTTCTTCATCAGAATATTCTAATAATACAAATGCACGATATTGAGTTCCAGAGGGAAACACATCCATTTCTTTAACTTTGTAACCAGCAACATCAACTGATGCGATTACATTTTTAGATACTCTCTCTAATTCATTTAGAACTTGAGAATCTAAATCAGTTGTTCCAGTTTTTGCAATAAATTGTTTGGTCATACTATCAAGTTTACCATTTATTCTATCTGCAAGAACTGTTTTGGCGTTCATAGTTGCAATATCAACAGACAGTTGTAAATCTGGTGCGATTGCAGTTCCAGACGAATAAATCATTTTATCATCTTCTGGAAGTTCTTTATACCAACTCGGTATAACACTAGATGTACTTTCAACAGTTTGCATCTGTTGTTGTATTTCTGCTGTTTCTACCATAGGTTCAACATCAACTTGAGTTGCACAAGAACCTAGTGCGATGAGAGGTAAAATACCAAAGAGTTTATTCTTCATAATTAATCACCTCCTCTTCATCTGAACTTTGTAGTTTATCTTTTGACCAATCAGATACATCTTTTATATCTTGACCGAATCCAGAAACAGTACCACAAGACTGTGTAAATATAAGTAGAGCAGCAACTCCACATAAAATTAAAACATTAGTTATAATGCCTTTAGTTTTATTCATATATCACCTATTACATTGTTTAAGTTTAACTTCTTGTAATCCCAACCCTGGCATTACAACATTAAGTGTTTCTATTCTACACTCAATTCTTTGATTTGTCAAGTCCCTAACTTGACAGTTTAAATTCTTGGTTGATTCTAATGTTTCTGGAACAAACTCTTGTAACAATCTTTCTTTTGCACGATTAACTGCATTTTGACAAGCTTGGTTTTCTGACATATCTGGTGTGAATATATAATCCTCTGAAGTCATATACCATTTACCTTGTACTTTTGCTTTGATTACCACTTTACATTTTTTTGTTTCTTTAAAATATTCTGTTACTGTTTTATCTTTTACCTCTAGTGATTCTATTGTTCCTTGCATTGTAGATGTAGTTTGATTATCATATTCACAAGATTTTGCATCTACATTATATGCAACAAACAAACCAAAAAGAAAAATAAATATTGTTGTTAATACTATAAATCTTATAAACCAATCGTCATTATTATTCATAAAACCCCTCTAATGTTGATTTAGTATCTACTGATTCTATTCTTGCACTCGCAATGTTAAAATATTGTTCTTCTTTTTCTATACCTACAAATTCAAAATTCTCTTCTTTTGCAGCCATACCAGTTGAACCACTACCCATAAATGGGTCTAATACTGTACCACCTTTTGGTGTAATTAATCTACATAAGTATTTCATTAACTTAATAGGTTTCACTGTTGGGTGTGTATTTTTACTTGGTGCTTTTTCACTACCAAATTTACCAGATGCAGAATTAACATCATCTTTATAATTACCAATACCACCACCTCCACCTTGTGTTTGTTTTATTGGAAAATTATCTAATCCTTGATTTCTTTCTGCCTTTGATGTTTTTGCACAATAGAAATATCGTGATGCAGAACCCTCATCTCCATATGCAGGCATCAAACCACTATCTACATTGTTATGTTTGTTCCAACCAGAACTTTGACCAAATTCAGTTCCTGCTTTTCTTTCTCTTGAAACATTACTACTTTTTGTATTTGGGAATATATCTTTTACGACATCACTTCCATCGTGCATAACATTTGATGGAAATCTACCTCTAGGGTCTGCATCTGCATATTCACTACCCTCTGCTTTCATACCAGAGTTATTATTTGTCCATACACCATTTTCATCTCTTGACTTACGAACAACCTTTTTTCTTTCTACATTTTCTGTATTACCCTCAACTCTACATTCATCTATATTAATACCACCAGTTCT